CGATTCCCATCGCCCGCTCCAATTTTGCTCTCATAGTTAAGTGGTATAACACGTCCTTGGTAAGGACGAATCCTGAGTTCAATTCTCGGTGAGAGCACCAATCAAGGAGGCATCATGCCCAGCGTATTTTTAGTAAGTGACACGCATTTTGGACATGCCGGAGTCTGCCGCTTTACTCGCGAAGATGGCAGCAAGCTTCGGCCCTGGACTGATCCCGACGAAATGGATGAAGCCATGGTCAAGGCCTGGAACGAAACTGTGCGTCCTACCGACAAGGTCTACCATCTGGGCGACGTTGTGATCAACCGCCGAGCTCTGGCCACGCTAGGTCGACTCAATGGCGACAAAGTACTAATCAAGGGCAATCATGACATATTTCGTCTGGAAGATTATACTCCGTACTTCAGGGATATTCGTGGCTATTATGTCATGCCCAAGGCTGGAGTAATTCTCAGTCACATTCCTGTACACTATGAAAGTCTGGGCCGTTTTGGTCTGAACATTCATGGTCATCTGCATGCCAACCGCGTAAAGAAACCGCGTGGCGTGGATGTCAAGACAGGCAAGCTGCTGTACAGCGACGAAATTGATCCACGCTATCACTGCGTGTGCGTGGAGCAGACCGATTTTCGGCCTATATTGTTTGAAAGAGTGCTGGAAAGAAGTCGAGCCGAGGGAGGTGAACCTGGCATGCAGGGTTCACTTTCTAACTGGGAATAACTGGCGTTAGCTCAGCTGGATAGAGCAATGGTCTTCTACACCACAGGTCAGGGGTTCGAATCCTCTACGCCAGGCCAATTATTTTTTGTTGTATAAATCAAAAAGAGCTTTAACTTTTTCTTCTAGTACTGCTATCCTATTATCAGCCTTGGCCAGTACTATTACCAAGGTTACAAATGCAAGAAAAACAGGCCACAGTTTCATGATGTTGTCGATTAGATCCATGGCTCCTCCCTAGTTTGCCATTCATCCTTGTATTTATATTTTTGCCCCGATGATGGAATTGGTATACGTACCGGACTTAAAATCCGGGTTCTGCGGGTTCGAGTCCCGCTCGGGGCACCAATTATTTTGTGTTGAGCCGATCCTGATATTCACGAGATCGTTGCTCCCAGTATCTGCGATTGCGTTCAGCAATGATCTGATCATGGTTAGTGACTCGGCTAGGAAAAAAATCCTGGCCATATTCGGGGTAATCCACCTTTCTGGCCTCGATTACCCACAGTATGCAGGCTATATAAAATGTAGCGCAGACCAGTATGCCGCCCAACCAGTAGAGTTTGTGTCTTAGTTTGTCACGTTGGTATCTGCGTTTTCTTTCCTGAATATTTTGTTGTTGTAGATGCTGGCGATACAGAGCAGACTGCTGTTTGGCCATCTTCTGCATCATTTCATCAACTTCGGTATACAGGGCACCAAGTTCGGGCGGACATTGATAGATCATGATTTCACGCAGTTCAGCTCCCATGGCTTCCAGTTTCTTTTTCATGAGCACGCGTTGCAGAGCGCGTTTACCCAGACTGTCTTCGCCGGTGTATAGCTGGTTGTCACTTCTTTCCTGGGCTTCAAATACAGCCAGACACTTGGCATAGTTTTCATAGTACACGCTCAGATGATTTCCAATCTCCAGATAAACGTCGCCAGGATCGCGTCGGCTAAGTTCGATTACACGATTTTTTTCTTCAATGTACTGGTTGCGAGCTTCGCGAGTGGGTGGTTTGTCCTGATGACGACGATTAAATTGTTCATCCAGATCCTTGAGTATGCCCTTGACGTCGCCCACGGCACCCTGAATATCCTTGTAGAGCTTACAGCCGGCCTTGACAGCGCTTACCGCACCGTTGGCCAGGGCAAACAAGGTTAGTGGATCCATTTATTTTCTGTCTGTTTACCTGTTGGCATAGTCTTCGCGTTCTTTTTTCTCGCGAGCTTCACGTTCTTTGGTCTGCTGTCTTATGAGTGCATGTCGAGCCGCTACCTTTTGTTCATAGATTCTTTTTTCTTCCATCTGTGCATAGATGCCAATGCCGCCCATGACAAATGCAAATACAAGAACAGAGCCTGCTAGGAAATACATGCCAAACATAAACAGGTCTGCCATTTTTTTCTTGTGTGCTAGTTTGCGTTCTTCTTCGGCGCGTTCGGCTTCGGCTCGCTCCTTGAACAGTCTGGTGCGCTCGGCAATCATTTGTTCCCAGACTTGTGGTTTGCCCAGTTGCCAAAGGATCATGTCCTTGAGTTCGCGCTCGGCCTGGCGCAGGGCATCGCTGTGCATGGCAATTTCCAGAGCTTCTTTGCCGAGCTCGGCGTCGGTTTTTCCAAGCTGCTGGCCCTTGGCTTTTACCTTGGTGCGTGCGCGATGTATGGCATCCGAGGATTCAAAGAATTTGCTGAATTGGCCAACCAGGCTGTGGACGTCTTTGCCCAGAGCAATAGCCTGTTTGATATGACTGACCGCGGACTGCGCAGCAGTGAAAGCCAGACCAATGGTGATAGGATCCATGATTCCTTTTTGCCGTTTTTAATTGTAGTTCATAGCAAAACGGTAACCGAGCCATTGACTCTGAGACCCATAGTATTTATAATAGACAGACAGAAGGAGATTTCATGCAATTTTATACCAATGTGACACAACTAGGCAATACGATCTGCGTGCGTGGAATCCAGGATGGAAAACGGTTCGAACATCGCCCAGCATTCAAGCCCAAGTTGTTTGTATCTCAGCGCAAGAAGGCCAGCACAGTCTATCACAATCTGTTTGGCGAGCCCCTGGAGGTCATAGAGTTTGGTGATGTTGCCGATGCCCGTGAGTTCATCAAGAACTACGAGGGCGTGGAGAACATGAAGATCCATGGCAACACCAACTGGCAGTATCAGTATATCACAGAAACCTATCCTGGTCAGATTGAGTTTGACATGACTCAGATGGCCATCTGTTCCCTGGACATCGAGACTGGTGCCGAGAATGGATTCCCCGACATCGAGACCGCGGATCAGGAAGTATTGCTGATCACTCTGGAAGACTACAACACCAAGAAGCTCACAACCTTTGCTAGTCGTGAATATACCGGCACGGGCTCACAGACTGACTATCGTCGCAGCTCCGACGAACAATCCATGCTCAAGGCGTTTCTTGACTACTGGCATCACAATGCTCCCGATGTTGTCACTGGCTGGAATATCGGACTCTTTGACGTGCCTTATCTGGTGCATCGCATCAATCGCATTCTGGGCGAGGATGCAGCCAAAAGACTGAGCCCTTGGAAGAATGTTCGACGTCGTGAAATTCGGATGAACGACAAGGTCATGTCAGCCTATGAGATTGCCGGCGTTACTCAGCTGGACTATCTGGACCTGTACAAGAAGTTTACCTACAATGCTCCAGAGAGCTATAAACTGGACTACATCTGTAAGATTGAATTGGGTGTAGGCAAGCTGGAAAATCCCTATAATACCTTCAGAGACTTCTATAGCAAGGACTGGAATCTGTTCGTGGAATATAACTGCATTGACGTGCAGCGTGTTAACCAGCTAGAAGAAAAGATGAAGCTGATCGAGCTGGCGCTGACCATGGCCTATGATGCCAAGTGTAACATCGGCGATGTGTTTAGTGCTGTGCGCACCTGGGACTGTGTCTTGTACAATCATCTCTGGGATCAGAATATTATCGTACATCCCCGTGATCGTAGTCGTCCGGACCGCAGCATTGTCGGTGCCTTTGTGCAGGACCCTGTGCCTGGCCAGTATGATTGGGTGGTGAGCTTTGATGCCACATCCTTGTATCCCAGCATCATCATGCAGTATAACATGAGTCCAGAAACGCTCATGGAGGAAGTCAACACTCTGGAGTCTGGATCAGATATGCCGGCCAAGGTGGACCGACTGCTGGCCGAGACAGTGAACATCGAACATTGCATGAGTGCCAATGGCTACTACTTCCGCAGCGACAAAAAAGGACTGTTTCCTGAGATTGTAGCCAAGCTGTTCAAGGATCGTCAGGACTATAAAAAGCTCATGATTGAGGCGCAGAAGAAGTATGAGGCCACCAAGGACAAGAAATATCAGAACGACATCAGCAAGTATAATAACTTTCAGATGGCGCGCAAGATTCAGTTGAACAGTCTCTATGGTGCCTGGGCTAACTATTACTTTCGTTATTTTGATGATCGCATTGCCGAGGGTATTACTTTAACTGGTCAGTTGATTATCCGCACAGTTGGTGCGGCTCTGGATGAATACCTGAACAAGATCTGCGGCACCAAGAACTTCAAATATAGTTTCTATTCAGATACTGACAGCTGCTATATTACTCTGGACCCCTTGGTCAAGAAGTACTATGCTGGCAAGTCCAATGAAGAGATTGTCTCCATCTTGGATCGAATCTGTGAAGACAAGATTGCGCCCGCCATCAACAAAGCTTGCAAGAATCTGGCCGACTATACTCATGCCTATGATGAAAAGATTGTATTCAAACGTGAAGCCATTGCCACTCGCGGACTCTGGGTGGCCAAGAAACGCTATGCCCTGAATGTCTACAACAACGAAGGTGTGCAGTATGCCAAACCCAAGCTCAAGGTCATGGGTCTAGAGATTGTCCGCTCGTCGACTCCAGAAGCAATTCGCCGGCTACTCAAGGAAGCGGTATCCGTGGCCATTACCAAGGACCAGGCCGCACTGCAGGACTTCATTGTTCAGGCTCGTGCAAAATATGACCAATTGTCGCCCGAAGAGATTGCGTTCCCACGCGGAGTAAACAATCTTGGCAAGTATACCAGCAGAAGTGATATCTATGCCAAGGGCGCGCCCATGCATGTGCGGGGAGCTCTTCTCTACAATCACTATGTCAAGGAGCATGGACTGGAGCATAAATACCAGCTCATACAGGAAGGTGAGAAGATTAAATTCTTATATTTGATGACGCCCAACACCATCAAGGAAAACTGCGTGGCCTTTATTGGCGAATTGCCAGCCGAGTTGGCATTGACAAAGTACGTGGATTATAATACAATGTGGGATAAATCTTTCATTGAGCCCCTGAATGGCATCATTGAAAGTCTGGGCTGGAATACCAGTCCACAAGCAACTCTGGAGGATCTTTTCGCATGATGATACCTAAAACCTATGAACTACTGGACCGATGTGTCGATGAAGGAATTAGTTTCGGTTATGCTCGGGCATTCAAGCATACCGATGCTCCGTCTGAATCCGCAATTCAGGAAAGCATCCATCGTGAAGTGATGCATCAGATTTGTGAATGGTTTGAAATTAAACAAGGAGAGAAAGATGAAGATTGATGGACACTTTAAGATCAGCATGATCAAGAGTGCGCTGCGCATCATTGCAGGTGGCAACCTAGTGTTGGGCAACCTGGTGCTGGCCGGCATATTTTTGATTGTAGCTGAATTGTTGGGCATTGCCGAGGAGATAGTATGAACAAATTACTGGAAAAACTACAGAAGAATACCACCATCAAGGATACCGAGATCCTCAGTGATAGTAAATTCTTCAATGCCAAGGATCTAATTCAGACTTCGGTGCCCATGATCAATGTGGCATTAAGCGGTCGCCTGGATGGTGGCCTGGCACCTGGCCTTACTGTGTTCGCCGGACCCAGCAAGCATTTCAAGACGGCCTTTGCATTGATGCTGGCCAAATCATACATGGACAAATATGAAGACGCTGTGGTACTTTTTTATGATAGTGAGTTTGGCAGTCCTCAGTCTTATTTTGATAGTTTCGGGATCGATACCAAACGAGTACTTCATACCCCCATTACTGACATTGAGCAGTTGAAGCATGACAGCATGCAGCAGTTGAACAACATTGAGCGTGGTGATCATATCATTGTCATTGTTGACAGCGTGGGTAACCTGGCCAGCAAGAAAGAAGTGGACGACGCACTGGAAGGCAAGAGTGTGGCCGACATGACTCGAGCCAAGCAGTTGAAGAGTTTGTTCCGCATGGTTACTCCTCACCTGAACATCAAGGACATTCCCATGATTGTGGTGAACCATACCTACAAGGAACAGGGCATGTTTCCCAAGGATGTGGTCAGCGGTGGTACTGGTATTTACTATTCAGCCGACGCCATCTTCATCATTGGCCGTCAGCAGGAAAAAGAAGGCCAGGAACTAGTGGGTTATAATTTTATCATCAACGTGGAGAAGAGCCGTCATGTCAGAGAAAAAAGTCGCATACCTGTTGAAGTCAGTTTCGAAGGTGGCATTAGTAAGTGGAGCGGATTGCTTGAAGTCGCCCAAGAAGGCGGATTTGTCGTCAAGCCTAGCAATGGATGGTACAGCCATGCTGGCTCGGAAAAGAAATACCGTATCAAGGATACTTACAGCAAAGAATTTTGGATGCCAGTCTTAGCCAACAAGGACTTCCGTGAATATATTGAGACAAATTATCGCATCAGTAACTCAAGTCTTACGCAGGACCTGGGCATGGATGACATCGACGAAGAATACGCGGCCGTCGGCGCCGGAGTATAAAGCAGTCTATCAGGAAGAATTCGATGACTATAATCTGGTCATCGAATCCGGTGTCTACGCTGGTTTAGTTTTTCGCATACTACGGCTGGGGTTTCATCCCCAGCCCGACGAAAGTGTCATGATTAAATTTCAATACGATGTAATCAATATTGGTTCTCTTACCCAAGAACAATTGACTTCCGAGGACTGCAAATATACAATAATAGAAGTAATCAAGGATTACCTGAACCTGGAGAATAATGTTGGATCGCATTGAACAAACTGTACTTAGAAACCTGCTGCACGACGAGCCTTATATGCGTCGTGTATTTCCTTTTTTGAAGCCTGAATATTTTTCTGACTCCTCGGACCGTGCAGTATTCAACTGCATACATCAGTTCATTGTTGACTACAATGATTGTCCCAGCATGGAGGCCCTGGATATTGCTCTGCAGAAGACCAATCTCAACGAAGAGCAGTTCAAGACTGCGCACGAGCTGGTGCAGAATCTGACTCCGGAATCGGCCAATCCAATGTGGCTGATCACCGAGACTGAACGCTGGTGCAAGGAACGCGCCATCTACAATGCCATTCTAAAAAGCATTGAAATCATGGATGGTCGTGACAAGCATCATACTACAGATGCCCTGCCCAGTCTCCTACAGGATGCCCTGGGCGTGGGCTTTGATAACAGCGTGGGTCATGACTACATCAATGATGCCGAGAGTCGTTTTGAGTTCTATCATCGAGTAGAGAATCGTGTGGCCTTTGATCTGGATATGTTCAACAAAATCACCAACGGTGGCCTGCCCAACAAGACGCTGAACGTAGCCCTGGCTGGCACTGGTGTTGGTAAGAGCTTGTTCATGTGTCATGTGGCGGCGGCCTGTCTGAGTGCAGGCAAGAATGTGCTGTACATCACATTAGAGATGGCGGAAGAAAAGATTGCCGAACGCATTGACGCCAATCTCATGAACCTGCCCATGGATCAGCTGCATGACCTGCCCAAGCAGATGTTCAGCAATAGAATTGACCGCATCAAGGACAAGACCGAGGGCCGACTGATCATCAAGGAGTATCCAACTGCAGGTGCCCATGCTGGCCACTTCAAGAGTCTGATCAATGAGCTGAGTCTGAAGCAGAAGTTTCGTCCAGATATGATCATGGTAGACTATCTGAACATCTGTGCAAGTTCCAGATTCAAAGGTGGTGCCAACATCAACTCATACACGCTGGTGAAAAGCATAGCCGAAGAGCTGCGTGGTTTGGCCATTGAGCATGAT